TGTGATTTCAGAATACGGTAGATACAAGAAAAAGCAGGTACAGTGGCTATGTAAATGCGAATGTGGAAATACTGTGATTGCTACTACTGGTTCTTTAAATAGCGGAAATACAACAAGCTGTGGATGTTACAATAGAAGCCTTTTGGCTAAAGACCTAACTAATAAAGTATTCGGAAAGTTAACAGCTATAAAGGTTGTAGGAAGAAACAAGCATAAATCACTTATATGGGAATGTCTTTGCGAATGTGGAAATAAATGCTATCCTACATCTAATTCTTTACTATCTGGAAATACTAAAAGTTGTGGCTGTGTGCGAAGAAAGAAAAACTCTGAAAAAATGAAAAAGGCAAATTTTACTCATGGCAAAACCTATACAAGACTATATAATATATGGTGTGCTATGAAGGGTAGATGTTACAGGCATACGAACGACCATTATTCATCGTATGGAGAAAGAGGAATTGAAGTGTGCAACGAGTGGAAAAACGATTTTCAAAGTTTTTATGACTGGGCTATAAACAATGGGTATAATGAAAATTTAACCATTGATAGAATAGATAACAATAAAGGATATTCGCCCGAAAATTGCCAGTGGCTATCATTTTCTGAAAATACAAGAAAACAAAGGCGTACGGTTTTTATTTCTGTTGATGGCAAATGTTGCTCTGTCTCAGGATGGGCTAAAATAATAGGCGTGGGGAATTGTACCATAAGGTTATTCTATAACAGGTTCGGTGAGGAAATGACACAGAAAGCAATTCATGATTTTCTCAAAACGAAAGACAAAACTTTATTGTACGTGCGGAATAAAAGGAAATAACCCGGCAAACAGAACCTAATTCACGACATTGGTTCTATTGTCGTGTATGTGAGTGCTCAAAATTGGGCACTCTTTTTTTTATCCCCGAACTTTGAAGACATGGAACGAATACACATCAAAGACATATCCGGTGCTATCCTGCTTACAACTCCTGTTAATGAAGGCTGCAAGCGTAAGTTCACTCTGATGAAGGAGGACTACATCATGTTAAAGTTCTCCTTGGATAATCCCATATATTTCAAACTTGGTTCATACGTGGAGTGCGACTTCGGGCTGTTCGAGGTGTGCGACTTGCAGAAGTCAGTATTCAACACCGATAACGCAGGCTACGACTATGAGTTGCAGCTTGACGCCCACTACTGGAAATGGAAAAACAAAATCTTCAAATATACCCCGGAGACTGCCGGACAGGAGGCGTCCTGGAACCTGACCGCCCCGCTTGACGTACAAGCCGGTATAGTCCTTAGAAATCTGAAAGCTCTTGGTTATGCGTATAAAGGACAAGATTTTGTTTTCTCCATTGATTCCACAGTCGAAAACAAGTCCCGGTTGATGAGTTACGACAACATCAACATCCTTGACGCCTGTTTTGAGATGGCGAAGAAATGGGACTGTGAGTGCTGGATAACAGAGAATATAATCCATTTCGGACGTTGTGAGTCTGGCGATGCGGTGGATTTCGAGATTGGGAAAAACGTGCAGGAAATGCTACAGTCAGAATCCCAGTCCACCTACGCCACCCGTATCTATGCTTTCGGCTCAACAAAGAATATCCCATCTGACTACCGCCCCGTTGATGAGGCTGTAGTGCTGAACGGCGTTGTGCAAAAACGCTTAATGTTGCCCGAAGGAACTCCGTACATAGACGCTTATCCCGATATGACCACCGAGGAAGCCATTGAACAAGTGGTTATCTTCGATGATGTCTATCCCCGAAGGGTCGGCACGATGTCGGACATTACCACCAAGGAATACACTGACAAAGTAGAAAATACCGACGGGACTACCACTGAAAAGAAGTGGAATGCCTACCGCTTCAAGGATACCGGCATTACCTTCTCAAAGGACTATATCCTTCCCGGTGAGGAATTGAAAATCATTTTCCAATCCGGCAAGTTGAATGGTATGGAATTCGCTGTAACATTCGACCCTGACAATAAGAATGAACAACTTTGGGAAATAGTCAGAAATGAGAACTACGGCAGACCGCTTCCGGATGGAGCGCTTATCCCCGAAAATGGTGATACTTACATCTTATCAGGCTGGAATCCCATGAAGATAACTGAAATGGGACTGGTAGCAGAAGCACAGTTGGAATTAAAGGACAAAGCCGATAAGTACGTTGCCAAGTCAAAGATAGACCCTTCTACATATAACTGTAAGATGATGTCGGATGTCGCATACAGTGAGGGCGGAGTGCACAATCTCTACGGCATCGGTCAGAAGGTTAACTTAATCAATAAGGCTTATTTTGACGGAAGGCAGTCAAGGGTTATCGGATACGAGTTTAATCTTGACTATCCTTATGATTCTCCGATTTATACAGTAGGGGAGACGGCAGCCTACTCGCGTATAGGGGACCTCGAAGGCAAGATAGAATCTCTTACCCTGAAAGGTCAGACTTATACAGGCGGTTGGGGTAGTGGGGTTTATCTGATTAAAAGAAATGATTCCACACCGGCTACCGACAATAATGCATTCTCGGCTTTGCGCTCGCTGAAAACTTTTCTTCGTAAAGATAAAGAAGATACCGCTAATGAGCTTATCACATTTTTGAAAGGTCTGCTTATCGGCAAGAACGGTTCTGGTATTACTGTGCTTGAGAACGGTATGTCACAGTCTGTTGTTGATTATCTGTATGTCAAGGTCAAAGCCGTGTTTGACGAACTTGAGGTCAAGAAAAAGACGTATGTGGGTGGCGAGCAGGTGATTTCCCATGCAGGTATGAAATGCAACCGTGTAGAGGAATTGGATGATGTTTACCGCTGTTATTTTAAGGAAGAGGAAGATGGAATTGAGATAGAGAACCAGTTTACTCCTGGATCTCTTGCCGTTGCCCAGGAGTGCAATATCAAGACAGGCGTTTCTCATCATGTCGGCAACCGCTATTACTGGCGGTTGGTCACAGCGGTGGGTGAGAACTATATAGACTTGTCCAAGGCCGTGTGTGATCCTAATGTCGAGAACGATGTTCCGGTGGCAGGCGATGATATCGTGGGATTGGGTCATAAGACCGATATCACCCGACAGGCGGCGATAATTCTTTCTTCGGTGAACGAAGTTTCTCCGTCCATCATCATGTATCAGGGTATTAATGATTTTACCTTGACCGGGAAAGACGTCATTTCTTTTGATTTTGACAGGTCTACCGGTAAGGCCCGGATGAAGGTGTACGGAGATACATACATTGGTGATAAGGATCGGGGCACTTACATAGAATACACCCAGGACAAAGGTGTGGATATCAAAGGAGTCTTTCATATCGAAAAAGGAACTACAGGCTGGAAGAATGTCGAAGGTTTACCGGAAGAGATACAGGCAGCAGCAGATTTGGCACAAAAAGCTCAGGATGCAATAGACAATGCTGCTGTCGGCAGTGTCAATCTGTTGCGTAACTCCGGGTTTACGGGGGATTATGAAAGTGAGACATTGTCCTCTGATACTCAATTGTCTGCTGATACCGAATTGTATAGCAAGCAATTAAAGTATTGGACAGGTGTAGCTACCGTATCCGCCGATAATGATGCCGGTTCCGGGTATTCCGCCGCAATCGGCAGTCTGTCACAATCGGTGGCCTTAATTAAAGGAGAAAGTTATGTTATATCATTTAAAGCAAAAGGTACATCAGTGGCTGTTTCGTGTGGCGATTTCAGCACAACTCAGCCTCTTACGTCCGGTTATCAGAGGTTCACATTTAAATTCAACTTTAACGGTGCAGGTATTTTCATGCTCAGTGGTACCGCAACCGTTTGTGAACTTCAGCTAGAAAGAGGAACTATCGCGACCGATTGGAAGCCATCCATCCTGGATAATGATAAGTCCATGGCAGGTTTTCAGGCGATTAATTATATTGCCGACGCGATTAAAGATGGATCTGTGGATATCCTTGGTGGTCTGATTTTAGCCAACATGATCCAATTGGGTAATTACAAGGATGGCAAGATGCAGAAGGTTACTGCCGGAGTGAGCGGCATATACAATGATGATGATGATGTGGCGTTTTGGGCGGGTGGCAAACTTGAACAGGCTATTATGACCGTAATGAAGTTCCGTAACGACCCCAATTACCAGCCTACTGATGCGGAGTGGGCGAATATGGCAAATTTTGTTGCCACGCATGGCGGTGATGTATTTTTAAAAGGATATGTCTATGCATTAGGAGGCTTTTTCCGTGGAAGGGTTGAGACCTCTGTAGATGGGAAGCGAATTGTCATTGACCCGGAAAAGAATACGCTGGAAATGTACACGGCAGAAGGACACGCCACTTTGATTTTAAGATTTGACAAATCATCGGACGAATGGGAATATGGCGATCTCATCTTGCGGAAGTATGTCAATGATCAACTGGCACTCGAAACTACTGTATATCCGGAGCGTATCAGAATACAAAATCATGTTGAAAAAACGGATATCCTGTTAAATCCCAACAACGTCTCGTTCTACGGCTCTAAGGGTGAGACATTATTGGTCGGGATGAAATCGGTATATAATGGGGTAAACGTGTCTAAGTATGTGGCGGATATAAGTTGCAGTCATTGGCCGGGTAAGGATGATGTCAGTACCGGACAAGTCTATGTGGATTATGAGACGGTGGAAGGTATTATAACTAATGGGATTTTAAAAGTAAAGAAATAATATGGAACTCAATACAGTCATTAAAACAGGTACCTGGTCTGATGCTGCCGACCGCATCAACAGTAATTTTAGTAAGACTTCCACTGAAGTCGAAAAAATAAAATTAAGCAGCACCCGCAGCAAGGGGCTGTATCCTACTATCGAGGCATTGAAGGCTGCTATACCATCCCCGGTTGTAGGTGATTGGGCTGTAGTAGGTGATACCATACCGGGACCAATCTATCAATGCAAAACAAAAGGCACATGGAGTGCCACAGGCACGACAGGAGGAGGTGGAAGTATAGACCTGTCGGGATACTTAACAGCCGAGGAAATTGACGATGTGACATCAATATAATTTTTAATCTTAAGAAAAATATGAATAAATAATTACATAAGAACAACAACAGCTCAAGTTCTTGCGGAACTTAGGCTATAATAATAGAATTATATGGCTAAAATATACAAGCTCACCCAAGGTGGTCAGACCATTTACCCTGCTACAACCACTGATGCGGTGGTACATCCGACTACGCGTAAAAACCTTACGGAAGAACTTTCCAAATTAGAGAGTAAAACAGAAAGTTTAAGCAAAATAACAGGCGTATCTTCCGCTGTAATAAAGTTTAGTAAACAATATGAACTAAAAGAACTTCCATTTACTATATTTCGTGGTTCTGTAATTAATTTATTAGGAGATGTATCCACGATTACTTGTAGAACCAATAAGGAGGATTCGGATTACCAAACAGTAATGAATGGGACTATTGCAGATAGAGATATCAAATTCATAAAAAACGATTCTTCAAAAGGCAATTTAATTATTTATGTAAAAACTGAAAGTCTATTATCAAAATTACCTGTTCATAAGATTATAGATACAGCATTTATTGAAATAGGAGGCTTTTTAACCATAAAGGAAAC